GAAATACATACGTTTAAGTGTCCCTTATATGTTACAATGTCCCCTTTATTTTACCGTAAAGTGTACACATGCCACAGAGTAGTTTATATCATAAAGTATACAACAATCTTACATACTGGAGACTAAGTATGTTTGTAGCAAACTGATCCATAAGCCCGGCCGAGATAGCTACTGGATACTAAGTACGTATGACTAAGTTTGTTTACCAACCTCATGCGTAGCTTGTATTATCTTATCACTAAGTATGTGTTATAACAAGGGGGAGGGGGCAAAATCTAAATCCCCCGTCTCCCCAATCAGTTTCATACAAAATCTGCAATAAAAATACATATCTAAAAAACACATAATTAGCATAGATAATTATATACACTAGCGGGCGACTCAAATCCGCATGACACTGGCAACACTTATCATGACACTGGCAAATGGATGAGTCCGCTGTCACCCGGATTGCGCCGGGAAACGCCCACAATTATATTACACAAGCGATCAACGATAGATAGTATTACGAAAGTCCAACACTAATATAACACATACAAAGATGCCTGTCAATACCATTAGACTGCCCAATCTAGTTATACCAAATGGGAGTAGCGTTTCGAATAGTTTAGAGGCGTGGGATGCTGATAGTGTTGGTGTAGCTGCTCCTGCTGCTGTAGATGCATTGACTTATTCATTTGAAGTTAGTTGCGATAATGGTACTACATGGAAGACGTTAGCTGATAGTGCCGGTAACATATTACCTCCTGCCGCCGGGAAAGCTAGATTATATCCAGAACTTCCGAGGTTCACACACTTTAGGATAAAGGCTTCCGGCAATGTTGGTTCCGATCATACATATCAAGTTACTAAACAATACTGGGCTTAAGTACGCTAAGTGTTGGATATGTAGTTTACACAAGATGTGTACGTGGAACATATTTTGTGAATCATACGAATGTGGTAGTTGTACTCATAATATAGAGAAGTTAAATGCGATCGAAAAGACTATCAGTTGGGAGAGTGTCGCCGCCGGGCAAAACATACTCGGGCAAGTTCATCAAGAAATCTTTGAAAGTGTTGAACCGGATGAGTGGACTTAAGAAGACTTATGTGAAGAAAGTAAAATGAGTCGTAAAGCTAAATTCACTCGATATAGCCCGAAGAAATGGCCTCCGCAATTCGATGCTATTGTATTAGCATCTATCGGCGGGAAGTCTAACAAAGAATTGGCAGCACTCTTTGGCTATACAGAGCAGCATATATCTAATATATTATGCTCTGAGAAGGCTAATGAGATAAAAGAGAGTGTTAGAAAGAAGTTATTAGAAGAGAATCCCGTAACGGATAAGCTAAAGGCTATATCAGAGAAGGCTATAGAGAGGATGGAGAAGTTTATCAACAATGATCAATTAGCTACAGCTTCTCCATTCCACTTTGTAGATAGAGCTATCCGTATGCAGTCTGTATTGAATCCAGCTAAGGAAGAACCGAAAGAGAAGAATGTTATTAACAACAATGTGTTAATAGCATCTCCTTCTATGGTTAGCGGATTGTTTGAAGCAATAGAAAAGTCTAATGAAGCTAAGCTGTTAAATAGCGGGGAGATAAAAGTTGAGTGAGTTCGATTTTAGTGAGAAATCCATAACGAGAGCCAAGAAGGAAGCTGATAAGCGCATTCATGGATTTACTGATGATCAGATTAGGCATTTGAGAATTAAAGCTAAGAAGGATCCATTCTTTCTTGGTTATGGTATATTAGGTTATAAGAAATTCTCGCCAAATCTGCACGGGAATCTATGTCAATGGCTACTCGCAACAATTACGTTACTATACAGACTTATATTATTACCCCGGTCTCATTACAAGTCTACCTTAGTAACTATTACGGATACTATCTCTATTGTCTTACCAGACGATCTAGGAGATTCTCCCCACCCAAGAAATCTGGGAACTAATGGTAGAGTATTAATAACACATGAAATCCACGACGCAGCGACGCGATTTCTCTACTCTATCACTACCCACTTTCTATCTAATCCTCTTCTTATTGGATTATTTCCTGAGACTACACCTAGTCCCAAGCTTCAAAGAATCAATAAGAACGAGCTGGAACTCCCTCGTGATTCGATTTGGTCGGAGCCGACGATAGATACGATGGGAGTTGGTGGTAGAAATCAGGGGAGACACTATAATTATATTAAGGCAGACGATATATACGGAGCAGCAGCTAGAGATAGTAAGACTGAACGAGAATCAACAATACTATGGTTCGATAATATTCAGTCTTACTTCGTAACACCATTACGAGATCACTTAGATATATGTGGCACTCGCTGGGCATTCGATGATATATATGCTCACGCGATGAAAGTTTATGGAGATAAGCTTAAAACTTATGTCCGGGCTTGCGAAGAAGTAAACAAGGACGGACAGAAAGTACCAATATTCCCGGAAGAATTTAGTCCTGAAAGCTTGCAAATACTTAAGCAAAATAGAACTGTCTGGAACGCACAGTACGTAAACAATCCACGAGAGGGTTCAGCAGAATTTGATCCAGCTTGGCTTCGATACTACAATTTCATTAGCCGATCGAGAGATATCGGTGTATTTGATAAAGTATTCGGAGCTGAGAGAATACCCTATGAGTGCTTAGATAGGGTTATATTGATTGATCCTGCAACTCACGGTTTAACTGGATTCGTAGTTACTGGAACGGATAGTAAAGACAGAAATTTCGTATTAGAAGCTACGAAGAAGAATTGGCGACCCAATGAATTCGTAGACTATCTATTCGCTGCTGTTGTAAAATGGCAGCCGAGAGTTGTAGCAATTGAAAGTGTGCTATTCTCCGAACTATATCAGCATTGGATAGTTCGAGAAATGAGCATGAGGCATATTAGGTTTAAGTTAATACCTGTTAAGACTCGACAGAAAGCTAAAAATATTAGAATTTCAGCTCTATCTAACTTCTTCAACGCAGGACAGATATTCTTTAACGAAAGAGACAAGGAATTAATCGAAGAATACTACGAGTTCGGTGCATCTGAGAATGTTCACTTATTAGATGCATTAGCTTATGGTCCTGAAGTGTGGAAGACTGGATACGATGCTGGTATGATTAGTAAGTTAAAGAAGGCTGAAGATGAGATATTAAAGAATTTAGACCCTATGACAGGATATTCGACTATATAATTATGGGAACCTTTCGCGTAGAAATCGAAGCTGTCGGCGGGCATGGTTGTCAGAGATTAGTTGGAGATGGAGAAGTTAAGAAAGATAGGTGTCAAGACGAGTATTACCAAGACAAGTATTATTGTGTAGATTGCGCTGTTAAGGAATTCGTAGAAGAATTGAAAAAGAAGAACAATGTTGTATCAGCTACTTTAACTCATTGGCCGGGGACTCCGCAAGAAATCACAGATGATCTCCTGACAATGAAACGAAAGGGTGCCTTCTTATGAAGCGTAGATGGACAGCGTTAGGAATTTTAATAGCTATCACTGGATTCTTCGCTCACCCTGAACAATGTGTTTCTGCTGGGGAGGTGATCCAACATCTACCCGAGAATGTACAAAGTGCTATAACTCATGGCGCTACACTTCTCGGATTGGCGTTAGCGAGTATTGGACCTAGCGTTATGAGAGGGAAGGATGAGTTATAAGTATAGGCATGGGAAGGGGGCTGAACAAGCTCAGACTGGGACGCTTAGTGATACTACACGGTTAAAGAGGAAGTTAGAATCTCAAGATGATAGTGCGTTAAAGCAACTTAAGAGTGCTAAAGGTGAGTGGAGTCAAAAAGAAATTAATGCGTTTAACCATGGTATAGGCGCACGAGCTGATGCTACTAATGATACTTTAACTAGCCTACGCCGCGATAGTGAGAAGCGTACAACTAACAATAAGATACTACAACAAAAGCCCGATAACACACGAGTAAAGAGGTCAAAATGAAGCCTCTCGGATCTATGGGATATCCCCATACAACTATCCATAGCGATAGCACAAAAGTAAAGTCAGATAGCGCATCTGCACAAACAGAATTAAGACGTATCAAGAAGCGCTTAGGAGAAGTGAAACCAAAGGATGTACCTAATCCACAAGTAGAGTTGAAGAGAGTTCAGAATAGGATACGAGGTAAATAATGGGATATAAACATAGACACGGACGAGGGGCGGAGCAATCAACTAGTCCTCAGTTGCCAGATACTAATAAGATAAAGAAACGCATAGCAGATCATACAGATAGTGCCAATATGTATGGTCTTACAGCTAGTTACGAAGCGCATAAATATGGTCATCGCTACAACGATCTTACTACTAAAGGTCGTGATGCAGGAAGGAAGAGTTTTGAGCATCACGTCAAGGCCACTGAAGCTGAAAAAGAGTTAGAAAGTGCGCGACAGACTATCAAAGAACATAGTAGATCTAAGCTTATTCAGCAAAAGCCCGACAATACTAGAACAAAGAGGAAATAACAATGGGCTCCAAGAAGAAGTGTACAAAGTGCGGTAAGAAGCACGCAGGAAAGTGTAAGTATTAATATGAGTGCATTATCCAAATATGAGCAAATGGATGGAACTATAAAGACCAATCCATTCATATTGCGTAAGTTAGTCTGGAATTTATATGATTTAATAGACTGGCCGGTAACTATATTTAAAGTACCAATCCCGCGTAAGGTAGTCTTGGCAGTTATAGAAGCACTAGTGGGAGAGCGTGATGAGTGACTTAAAAAGTCCATATCATGTTGTAGATATTAGAGTGAATAGCGTTCATCAAAACTATCATATCTACAAAGATAACAAGCCATTCCTCCTTCCCTATCGAACTAAACTCACACGCCTTCAAGCTAGACTTATAGTTAAGATACTAAACATCCTGGATTAATTATGCTCAGCAACTACCAAATTGCCTCAATGGTCTATGAAGCATTAAGAATGTATCCACTCAATGCTCATGAAAGGCCATACTGGAAAGAGCTTCCTGCTTGTATAAAGCAGAGTCTAGTCAATTTGGTAGCTCAAATAAAGCTGAAGCTGATTTGTAATCCAGAAGGTGTTCATTTAGCTTGGTGCGAGGAATATCTTGAGCGGGGCTGGAGTCATGGGAAAGAGTTCAGTCTAGAATACAAGAAACACCCTAGTTTAGTTAGATTTAAGGATCTTCCTCGTTCTGAGCAGCTAAAGGACGAGATAGCATATAACATGATACACTTCCTGTTATCCTTGGAACATGGCTGATTACCCACGTGAGATATATCTAGACGAGGATACAGAGGAGCGACTTAAATCCTATCTAGATCAAGAGATTCAGAATCATGCCGCAGAACGTAGTAATTGGGTAAATGATCTAAAGACTTGGCAAACTGACTATTGGGCTAAGCCCACTACAGAAATCAAGACATTTCCCTTTAGAGGGGCTGCGAACATAGTAATACCTCTTACAGCTATTGCAGTCGAAGCTGTTCATGCAAGGCAGATAACTACTATGTTTGCCTTGGAGCAGTTCTTGACTGTTAAGCTTGCCGAGCCCCTTAACAATCTGGATATACAACTTGAGCGTTACTTAGATCATGTAATGCTCAGAGAAGTAGACATATACAAGTTTGTCGATACAGCACTCTTAACAAATACTAAGTTGGGTAGCTGTGTTGGGAAAGCTGGTTATGAGCGCGTAGTTCGTACAGCAGTTAGAGAAGTTGGGGATTCTGAGCAAGAGTTTGATGTAGTAACAAAGCAGGGGGCCACCGCTGATTGTGTACCTCTTGCTAACTTCCTAATGCCATTCACTTCACAAGATCCACAAACAGCTCCTTGGTGTGGAGAGGAACATAGAAAGACTCCATATGAAGTGAAGCTGATGTGTCAGAGTAGTTTCTTTAGAAAGGACGTATTTAATAAGCTTGAGCGGTGGGTAGGACAAAGTACACAACTTAGTTCTGATCCATATACTAGAAAGGCACAGGACTTACAGAAGCAAACGCCAATAAATTGGCCGCAGGATATTGGATGGTACGAGATATGGTTAGGATTTGACGTAGATCAGAGTGAGAGGCTTAAGGAGATAGTTGTACACTATCATAAAGAGTCTCGCACTATTATGAGCATTCGATACAACTGGCACGAAGATTTACGCAGACCATATCGTATCGGGAATTACTTCCCTGTTGAACATAGATGGGCGGGCATTGGTGTAGGTAAGCAGAATGAACAGTTTCAAAGGGAGATAACGACTACGCACAGACAGCGCATGGATAATGCTACATTAGCTAACATGCGTATGTTGAAAGTTAAGAAGATGTCTGGCATTAGCCCGAACGAGCCAGTCTTTCCTGGTAAGATTTGGTTCGTAGATGAGATGGATGATATAGATACGTTACAGATGGGTGAAGTTTATCCATCAGGTTATAATAATGAAGACAAAGCTCTCATCTATTCTCAACAAAGGTCGGGAGTCAATGAAGTCACTCTTGGTATGCCTCAAGTTGGGACTCCTGGGACCGCAACTTCCGATCTTACGCGAGTACAAGAAAGTAACAGAAAGTTCGACTACACATACAAGAACGCTAAGCGATTCGTAAAGCAGATAGCATTAGATATTATTTGTAATGTAGTTCAGTTTGGTGTAAGAGATGCTAAGTATTTCGAGTATGTACCAAATGGACAGTATATCAAGGCATTCTTCAACTTACCAGTAAGTCTCATCAAGGATCAAATCATATTAGAGATAGATATAGCCGGACAGAATTCTAATAGATTATTAGATAGATCTGCCTGGATGCAACTATCTCAGATAATGGAACGTTATTATGGTGCTATGACTAACATAGCAATGATGACCAAAGATCCACAGCTCATCGGTATAGTTACACAGAAGGCTATGCGTGCAGCTACCGAAGCTATGAAGCAGATATTTGAATCGTTTGATCTGAGAAATACTGATAGATTACTCATAAAGGAGTTATTACAAAACGATGAAGGACTTGTCAGAATTCTTGGACAATCCGGCGCAGTTAGTGGACTTGCAGGTACTAGCGAAGCAGAAGGAGTGGGTAACGTTCCTGGCGTTAATCCGCAGAACCAGATCCTTAGCACTACAGGAGCTAGTTAACTTTAAAGACATGGAGGATGCCTACACTAAGCGTGGAAAGGTTTTATTAGCGAACGCTCTACTTGAAATCTTCACCTCATTATACGACCAACAGAAGAATGGAACAAGAGACGGAAACAACACAAAATACCGAGACGCCGGTGACACAGAGTCAGGTCCAGGAAGCTGGGCCTACTGAAAGTACTGAAATCCCGGCATGGCAACAAGCTCTATATGAAGCTAATCAAGCTCGTAGGGCTGCTGAGAATAATGCTAGGCAGTTAGATGAGTTATTACGCCAGCAGAATGCTGAGCGACATGCACGTGAGAATCCTCCTCCTGCTCCTGTAACATTAGAAGCTGACGATCTTATTAACAATCCTAATAAGTTCGTCGATGCATTGCGTCAAGAGATGCGTGCGCAGATTCAACCTTTGGTTGAGTTTACTTCGCAAGTTAGGCGTCAGAATGAGTATGCTGCGCTTAAGACATCTATTAAGCAAGCATTCCCGCAGCAAGCTCATATCATTACACAGTTAGAGCCTTACATTGATAAGAAGATGGAAGGTTCGCCAATTACTGTGCAAGCGTTCGAGGCTGCGGTTAAGTTAGTAGTTGGTGAGCTGGCTATGACTAATCCGCAATTGTTCGCTAGTCTTATTGGCGGGAATGGCAATAGCAATACGAATAGCCCGGCGCCAGTTAATAATCCAGTTGTGGGAAACATTAATCCAGTTGTAAATCCTCCTCACTTGCGTCCTTCTTCCGCTCCCGTGCCTAACAGTAATCAACAACAAGAAGCTGAGCCTGTGCTCAATGAATTAGAGAAGCGGCTCATGCGAGAGCAGAAGTTGACTCCCAGACAATTCGTCTATCTGCGTGATACTCCACCAGATCAACTTGATCCTAAGTTCCGGGAGAAGATCAAGTGAGCAATCGTCCTTTAGATATCAATCTCACAAGTAGTACAGAGAAGACTCTAGATAGTAGTCAGGAGAAGATAGACTTTAAGTCTCCTGAGTTCAAGAAGCGAGTCGCTCAAATACTTGACCGTGGATTTGCTGTAGATAGATTGCATGTTGATCTCCCTCCGCATTTATATGGTGAGTGGGTTTCACGAGATCAGCAAGCTATACATCGAATGGAGTTATTAGGATTCAAGATTGATACTGAGTACGCACGCGCGCGTAGATTACATGACGGCGGTGATGGAGCTAGTTACGTTGGTGATGTTGTTTTCATGGTGGCTCCTCGTGAAGTTAAGGAAGCCATCGACGAAGTTCGTAGGGATGTTTACAATAGGACGCACTTAAAGCGGCAGCGAGAGGACAGTGAATTTGTTGAGAGGAATAAGGAACTTGGTATGCCTCCCATTGCAAACTCTACGCTAACTAATGTTAGTGGTCCAGAGATCGAGGCTGCTTTGAAACCACAAGGAGCTAATTAGAAATGCCGAAGATTATGCAACCCCATAGTTCTGGGGTCGGTAGTGGAATTCCAGAAGTTCAGTATATGCAGCACACTAGTGGCTCTACGTTTATTCGTGGCGCTGTCTTAGTGTATAGTTCTGGTGAGGTTGCTGAAGGCGGTGCTAATCCTACGGAGATTGTTGGTGTTGCTTTAGCTGATGCTGGCAGTGCTCCGGGATATAATGCTGCTAATAGTCCTTCGCCTATTACTGGTCGTGCTGCTAAGGTTGCAGTTGCTCGTGCTGCGGCGACTACTGTTTTCAAGGCTACTCTTACTAATAACTCGTCCACTCGTATTGCGCCTGCTGTTGCTGATATCGGTGTGCAATATGGTTTAACTGCTTATTCTGGCGTTTGG